TCGATGAGAGTTTTTACTTTCTCAACGATGTCCTTCGGCAATCCACTCTCAGCCAACGCCAGGGCTTTTTTGCTCTTTTCCAAGAGCTTGGGGGCTTCCTCTCCCAGTTTTATTTTGTCCTCGAGTTCCTTGAGAACCACAGTTCGTTCACCGGTTTTGATCGACTCCACCAGCGTCGGATTTGCGGCCACAAGTTCTTCAAGGGTAACCTTAGACAAGTCCATGTCTTCGCCTCCTTGAGTTGATTCTGTTAACGTCTCGTTCACCGACGCTTCGGTGACAAGATCGATTGAGAATGATCCCTTCGCGGCAAAACCTTCCACGAGAAAAATTCCATTTTCCTCGCGCCCGCGCCCGCGGTCACGGATCGAAAGCCCCACCCCTGCGGGTTTAGCTTCTGCGATAGGCAATACGATATTTCGCATGGATTCACTTGGTATCAGATGGAGGTCGGCGCGTAGATACTTGCCTTCCTCAATCCGAACGTTTTTGTAAACGCCACCGAAATCTCTCACCGATCGAACCTCTCCCTCTCCGGGTTTTGGATGATCGAGGAACATCTTTGCGCCCTCGTATCGGGCGACGGCCTCTTGTAGGGCCTGTTTCGTGTAGAAGGTTTTGTTGCGAGAAACCTTCTCACCGGTCAGGATGACCACTCCCTCAATCACGCCGGTCTCTTTGTTAACGGAGGATCCTCTCCCCGCCTCCTCTAAGTCCTGCGTAAATTCAAAATTGACGAACGCATTTTTTTTGCTCATGTTCACTCCTCCTTAGTTTTCCGCTTCGCCGAAAGCATCGTCGGCCAGGACGTAGGTCCCGTAGCACATGCAGTTGGAACTTATGAGTCCATTAATTGTGTACAACGTTGACTTCGTATGAAAATCATACACCGGAAAATCAGAAACCTGTCTTTTCTCGATCTCGGATATCTGCGCCGTCGTTACGAGTCTGGTGAGTCCATCAAGCACCTGGCTGAGACGGTCGGGTGTTCGCGCGGATTCATCACCAAGAGATTCCTTGCTATCGGGGTTCGATTGCGTGGCCAGTCCGAGTCCGCCGTTCTTTGGATTTCCAGACGCTCGAACCGCTTCAGGACTCGATTGACGAGCGAAGCGCGACGCGTAAGGAGAGGCTCCCGAAATTCTATCGAACACAAACTCAAGATCGCCTCGACCCGTGAAAATAGGCAGATTGGAATAAGTCCGATCGAAACCAGGCTCACCGATATCCTTCGTTCGCGCGGGGTTGAAGTTGTCCAACAGAAAGCGGTTGGCCCCTACAACATCGATCTCGCCCTTGCAAAATGCTCCGTCGCCGTGGAGATATTCGGCGGACACTGGCACGCGAGCGGGCGCCATGCCGCTCGATTTGCGGATCGCTTCAAATACATTCATCGCGCTGGATGGCATACGTTCATCATCTGGGTTACGAAAGACTACCCGCTCGATTGGAAGGCAGTCGATTATCTCATCTCCTTTGTGAAGAAGCTTGGCGGGGATGAATCCTCTGCGCGTCAGCATATGGTGATTCGCGGTGACGGAGAACCGTCGGCCATCGGACATAAAAATCTTTCGCATCTCACCTGAATACAAACTCTTAACCGCCGCCATCCCATCCAGTATTGATATCTCCGTATCCCCAGCTACGCAGTGCGGGTGAAACGGAACCAAATCTTCAAACTCATCCGGATCCACGACCTTCCCGGCGTAGTCGTCACACACGTCCTCATCCTCATGGGCTGGGGAGAGCGTGATCATCATCCCTTTGATCCACGACTTGCCTTTTGCAAACTCGGCCGATGCCTTGCTGTAGGCTCGGTTCGTTTCGGTCCGGGCGATCCGCATTGCGTTCCGAAATGGGTTCTTATACAGGCCAGGGCCGGTCTCCGCGTCCACGTCCGCGTTGTAGGGCCCGACGTATTTCTTTACGTCCTGGGCGATCGTGTAGGGGCTTTCCCCGTTCGCGATCCCGTTCGCTATGCGCCGGCGCATGTCCGCCTCAACCCGGGCAGACAGGTCAACGACGCGTTCTGAAAATGTTTGTCCGGCCAGGTTTTTCTTGGCGACGTCCCGGATCACTTTCGATTGCCTCACCGACCACTTCGTTGTTGACATCTTAGCACGCGGATCCTTTCCGGCTGTCCGAGCGTTCAGGCTAACCGCGAGCTTGGCTTCGAACAGGAGACGATCTCCATTGAGCTTTTCTGTTTCTCCCCGGAACGACTCGCGGTTAGCTTGAAAAATCGGCAGGAGCGCGTCCCCCGCATTTTTAAAACCCATTTTCGCGCCGTCACGAATAAGGGCGTAGATGACCCGCTTGAGTTCTTTGCGGATCTCGATGCCCATGAGTTTCACGCGCATATTGATTCGGCCGATCTTTCCGGTCGAGTCCCCGTGCTTCACGACGTAGTCATACATTCGTTGCGCCTGGTCCGTGAACAGCGCGCGGATCTCCGTCTCTGATTCCTTGATGCGATCAAACAGGCTCACCCGCAGGACGCGCAGACGCCGGGCGATATCGTTCCTTGCCGCGACGTGTTTGTTGCGCTCGCCCCGGGACGCCAGTTCCTTTGCGGCCTCGATGTCTTTGTCGGCTAAGCGCGCGATGTCCGGCCAGTTCCTCGATCCGATCGCGGCCGGGTAATACCGGAGGATGGCCTTCGCGGCCTTACTAAACGTTTGCTCTTTTAGTTCCATTCCCTTTCCCCGTTGATAAAAAGCCGGACTGGGTCTTCCAGTTGGTTGGAATGACCTCGCCGGTCTTCGCGTTCTTCCAGGCTTTAAAACTGTGTCCGGATTCCAGGGTGGCGATGACGCGAATTTTGTTCCGGCGTCTCACATCATCCCCTTGTTTCGGATATCGAGTTCGGTTTGAATCTGATCGCACATGGTGGTAAGGCGATCGATAAGCATACGCTTAACGTCGAGTGATTGAGCCGAGAGGATGTCCCGGATCTTCATGTCGACGTCAAAGTGCTTCTGTGATAGATCGTTGATCTCATTCGAGGCGATCTGTCCAAGTTTAGCGGTTGGCATATTAACACCCTCCCATCGGTTTACGCGGTCCCATCGTTGTTACCTCCGTTCCCATTTTTGCCGGCCGGCACAGGGACGTTGTTCCCGCCTTGTCCGGCTTTGATCTTTGCAATTTCTTCAGGACTCATATTTTTGAGGTCGTTCATTTCGGCGGCCATCTCGTCTTCGTCGGCCGATCCGGGTCCCTTCCCGAGGAGCGGGTTCTCGCTTGTCTCCGCCTCCTCCTCGATTTGTCTTTGCTTCCGGACTTCCTCGCTGTAATCGTATCCGAGTGCGGCCGAGGCGGTGGGGTCGGATATCCATCCGGATGACCGGGCGACGGCCAGGGCATCGGTGTGGACCTTAAGGTCGCGGTGGATAATTTCAGGCCAGGCCATGTCGCATCCAAAGAATATCTCGGTTGGCATTTCCATGCGGCCCTCGGGCATCAGTTCGGCCAAGGCGGCCTCTTTTGGGTCTTCCTGGCCTTCTCCCTCACCATCCCCCTGATCATCGCCCTTGCCCCCTGTTCCGCTCGTATTTTGGCCTATTCCGGCGTCCTGGGCGTCTGTTTGCTCGCCCAAAGCGCGTATTTTCTTCAATTTGTTCACGAATTCGTCATCGTTCGGGGCTTCCAGGACGCCGGCGGTCACCGCGCGCTCGATCACCATTTTGAATAGGCGGGCCATGTAGTATTCGAGAAAGATTTGCCACGACTGGATGGCTTTGACGAACGGGGACTCGGCGACGAGTGTCGAAGAAAAGTTGGCATTCGACGCATCGCCCATGATATATTCGGGAAGATTCGTTCCTGCCGCCATCGATAGTTTTATGTTCCGACCGTCTTCTTTGACATCGCTGGCATTGATGTTCGGGGCTTCCATTCGGTATGTCACGCCCGGGCCTTCGGTGATCATCGTCCCGCCACGGATGGACTGTTTCTTAATCTCGCCGGCCGCGACGTTCGTGGCTCCGGGGATCGTGTTTCTCAAGGCGTTCACTTCGCTAGGCGTTCCTTCCACCTTTTTGATGAGGACGATGGCTGATCTCATCTTGTTCAGGAGGATCCGGTTCTCCAGCCATTGTTCGTAGTGCTTCATCAGTTGCATGATCGATTGGATGAACGGCTCACCGCGCTTCTGGTCGGAGTCCGCGTTGATCTTTATGTGGAGCATGTTGGTGGCTTCGACTTGGCGGAACTGATTTTCGTTAACACGGGATTGAATATGATATCGAATGACTTTCTCTACATCTTCTGGATCCGTTTCGATGCCGTTCTTCGTGGCGATGGGGTCGGCCAGGCCCGGGGCGACGGGGGAGCGGACGAGGAGCGGATCCACGAACCGCACGGTTGTCTTTCCGGACTTCGCGTCCGAGAAAAATTCCAGGAACACTTCGCCGTCCCGGAACATGCGCTTGACGATTTCAAATTGTTTTAAGGTCATCCGGTTGCGGTCGGCCGTCCAGAATTCGCGCCACACATACCACACCATCGGGTCTTCGCTCTTTGGCTGGATTGAGATTCCCTTGCCGATGACGTAGTTGATCATGGTAGCGATGATGCCGTGGGCCTCCGCGTTCCAACGTTCAAACTCCCGGGACTTCCGGACGACTTCCAGTTGGTTGGCCTGAAGGTGGCCCTTCTCGCGATCCGTGACCGCATACATTTTCGCCCATCCGTCACGGTCCGGGCGGTCGATCACGATCTGCGATGCTTCGTGGATCACCCGTTCCTGTAGTTCATGTTCGGCGCGGTTGTGTTTAACCTCCGCGACTTTTCCCTTATACCAGTTCCACATTAAATCAATCATCCGATGAATCCTCCCATGTTTCCGCCATCATCGTCGATGAAGGATTCCCCATCGCCGGCGAGTTCGGATTGGTCTATAAATCGCGCTTGATGAAACCAGTTGATCGCCTGGGTCATGGCGTCCACCTGATCGTTGATCTCTCCGGACGTCCCCTTAAATGCGGCGCACTCCTCGATGAAGTCCGCCACCCACGGATGCTTCGCCGGCTCGGGCAGATAAACATTCCCGCCCTCCACGATGGGCGAGACCGCTTGCGCGCGCGCGATCTTCGATCCCTGCGGCTGGATGGGCACGATCCCCGAGACTTTCTTTTGCAGGGAGGAGATGATGGCCGGCCCGTTGGCCTTGTCTTCCACCAGGTGTCCGGTGGCGTGCGGGTATTGTTGCGACATGAGTATTACCATTTGCAGAGCTTCGGAGAAATCACATCGCTCCCTCTTTTGGTGGATGAGGTAATAGTCCGCGCCCCGCTTGCCCCACATTTGGCCGACGACGAATGATCCGTCTTCCGTCTCTTTAAAACTCATGTCCCAGGATGCGATCAGGACGTCGAAGCCGGAGGGGAGGACGCTGTAGTATCTCCACCATTGCCTCTTTAAGATGTTTCCGATCTCGGAGGTCGGGTTCTGTTGGGCCTGTGCGACGAATGTTCGAGTGCCCATTGTCCTTTTCAGGTCATCGACTTCCGCTTGTCCATGGCGTTCCACGTTTAGGAGTTCACTTTCTTCTCGAACGATTCTTTTCTTCGAGATCGGAAATTCGATGATGGTTTTCTTTTCTGCGACGAGCGGGAGGACGAGGTGGTGCCATCCCCGTTCGTGTTTGAGGATCGTCCCGCTCAGGTCTTCGACGTGGGTGCGCTGTTCGACGACGACGCGGATCCCTGTTTTGGGATTGTCGAGCCGGGAGGAGAGGACGTTCCTGTGCATGCTCACCATGTGGTAGCGCATGGCCTCTGATTCGGCTTCGTCGGGCTTGAGCATATCGTCTTCTACGATGATGTCGCCGCCCTTCCCTGTTAGCGTGCCGCCGACGGAGGTGGCGATCATGTGGCCCCGGGCGGTGTTCTCATATTCCTGTTTCTGATTCTGATCGTCCTGGATGGTGACGAGTCCGCCCCAGCAATCCTGATACCAGTCGGACTCGATGACGCGCCGGCGCGCGAGCGAATGTTTGATGGAGAGGCTCCCGGAGTAGGAGCAGAAGATCCAACGAAGATACGGGTTTTGTGTCCATGTCCACACCGGCCACAGGATGGTGACGATGTTGGACTTCCCGTAGCGCGGCGGCATGTTGATCAAAAGTTTTTTGATCTCTCCCCGGGCGACGAGTTCCAGATGTTCGCAAAGGTATCCCACATACCACGATTCGATGAGGGCGTTGGCTGGTTCGATGATGGGCCACGCTTTGCGAATAAAATCCGGGAAGGACATGACGGGTGAGAATAAAGTTTTGGCGACGCCTTTAAGTCCCTGGGATCGCTCGGTGTTGATGTTGATGTGGCGGAGGATCTCTTTTGTGGGGACTGCGACCGCGGCCGGCATTAGGCGTTCTTCCCTACGAGTCGATTCGACAAGGCTTCAAGCTCTTTGGCGATCGTGTTTGATAACTCGACGGGAAGATGTCTGCGCAGAATCAGACTGATGTCGGTGATCAGCGTGTTCATGAAATGCACGTTTACTTCGTGGGTGATTTTCTCCCGGTAGACTTCCGGCATCTTTGCTTTCAGGAGAAATATCAGCAGGAGGGCGGAACTGGAATCGGCGTCAGTGAGGGCGCGGAGGATGGCGCGTTGCTGGAGTTTATCGGTGACGGTTAAATCGATCTCGCGGAACTTTTCTTCGAAGGCTGGGTCGGCGTCGCGCCAGCGTTTGATGGTATTGCGGTTAAGGTTGACCGCTTTGGCTGAGTCCGAGATGGAATAATTTTTGGCGTATTGAATGAGAAAAGGCTCTTTCAAGTGTTCCTTGAGAGCCTTCTTACCTTTGACCGGTTGTGGGGTCGAGTCTCCAGACTCGTTTTTATCTTGCTCCATCCGCCTCAATCGCTCCGTGGGTTAGGTTTATGAGTCCGCGCCGCTTGACGCTTATTATACACCCTGTTTTGGATTTCGCGACCGCGGGTTCTTTATGGCCTCCCATTCTTCCGTCGAAATCTCACGCTTTATTTTAGTTTCGATAACACTTGACGGCCAATCGATCCAGTGCCCGATTCCCGCCCTTACGAGTTTAATTGCGAGATCCTCGTTCTCGGCCTGGATGGCGACGTTCTGTGTTTCGTGTCTGATAAGTTCCACGTGGAACATTGGCATGGCTCAGGGATTATACCCGATCGGGATTGTGGCGCGGGGTTTGTTCGTTTATTTCGTTATTTCAGGTTGGCGTGTCCGATCGGGAATATACCGGCGCGGGGCGATGGTTGATAGTTGATGGTTTACTATAACATCACTTCACGATCGTGATGGTCTTCCCGGTGGGGCTGTAGGTGTGTGAGTGCCATCGGCATCGGCCCGATGTTCCGTTCCTGGGCGCGTAGGCGTTGCACTGGGTGCCGCAATAGCTTGCGCTTGAGTCATATGCCTCCCCTTCTTCTTTGCACCAGAACGTGCCGTCCCCGGGGATGTCCGGCTCCCACTCCTCCAGTTCATAACTTGTCCGGTGATCGTCTTCCGCCAGCGTCTCTTTGAAGCTGTCGAGTTCTTCGCAGGTCTCCGCGCCGCTCCCCTTAATCGAATAGAGTTTCTTCATGGGTTCAGGTCTTTGATGTGGGCTTCGACCTTCTTTTCTTCCCAGGGGCATTCTGGAAAGAATAAGCCGAGTGCCAATTCGTTTACGACACTGGTCACATGGAACATGGCCTGGTCTTCGTTGACATACTTTTCGGGGATGCTGATTTCGAGCGTCACTCTAAACTTTCGCATGGTGTTTGGCCTCCAGGATTTTTATCAGTTTGCGTTTGTAGGCTCTGATCTTGGCTTCGACTTCGAACACGAAGATCGGCGTTGGTTCCTCGATCTCCAGGATTTTCTTTATTTCTTCAAGGTGTTGGATCATGGCTTTGCAGGTTTGGATATCAAGCACGGCGCGCCTCCGCTTTGAAGTGGGCGTTCAGTCCGTCCCATAGCTTATGGCAGTCCAGCCAGGCCAATGAGAGGGCGATGATGTCGGGATGGACTCCCTTGTTCTTCCGGCATTGATCCGCCTCTTTGGAATTATGTCGATGACCTCCGCCACACTTTTTGCATATCTCGCCCGCCGGAGAACAATCGAACGGACAAAACCATCCACAGACGTTGCAGAAAAAATAAAGGGTCATACTCTCGGGGGTTCCGTCTTTGTAGGACTCCCTAACCTTAAGGGCGTAGAAGTCCCGCGCCATCTGTTTGACGTTCCGCTCTTGCTGATCCAGGACGGGTCCCGGCCAGTGCCCTTTAGGGATGATGGGGAAGCCGTGTTGGTCTTTCGGCCACGGTTCGGGCAGGTCTTTCATCGACTGTTTTTCTCTCACGTTCCAGCCTCCTTAAGAGATATTCAATGTCCCTCACATAAACGCTCGGGACGCCGTTTGTCTTCGTCCGGTAATAGGCCAGACGTTTTTTGATCACTTCCATCGATGGTTCCTTAGGGAGCAAATAGATCATCTTTTCATTCCGTCAAAAGCGGTTCTTGTTCCCGTGCGATTCTTTTCTCAGCCATCCGCGCGTAGTCAGGATTCAGTTCGATGCCGAGATATTTGCGTTTGAACCGCTTGGCAACGAGTCCGGTCGTTCCCGATCCCATGAACGGATCCAGGATAATGTCCCCCGGCTTGCTCCCCGCCTTAATGCAGATCGTTGGGATGTCTTCGGGGAATGTGGCGAAGTGGGCTTCTGTGAATGGGTAGGTCGGGATTGTCCAGACTGAACGTTTGTTGCGACCGTTCTCCCCTTGTTCTTCTTTCGTCATATGATCCCAAGTGTCATTAAATCCAGTGTGTTCTCTTTCATGCCCGCGCTCTTTTTTCTGTGATGGAATCTTAAAGTTCTGTTTCGATCCTTCCATCGTCCGGTATTTCGAGTCGTATCCGAATTTCCGGTGGCGATCGCATCCGTCCGGTCGATTCTTAAATGTGACGCGCCCTTCTTTGATCGCTTCGTGATCATAAAAATATCGTTCCGCTTTGCTCATCAGGAAGATGTATTCGTGCGCTTTCGTCGGCCTATCTGTGACGCTTTCAGGCATCGAATTTGGTTTAGCCCAGATGATGTCTGATCTCAAATACCATCCGTCCGCTTGGAGTGCGAAGGCGACACGCCAAGGGATGCCGACCAAATCCTTTGGTTTTAATCCTTTCACCATTTCTGGTCGGATATATTGCATCGCCATCGACCCGCCATTTGTTTCCTGTTTGTATCCGATCCGCGTTCCGTTGGTTTTGCGCCCTCCGGACGTGAACGTATCTCCAAGGTTCAACCACAGAACCCCGTCATCTTTCAAGCATCGCCGGACATGGCGAAAAACCTCAACGATCTTTCGCACGTATTCATCCGGCGTCTTTTCCATTCCGATCTGACCGTCCGCGCCGTAATCCCTTAAGCCCCAGTAAGGCGGGGACGTGACCACGCATTGAACGAGTTCGTCCGGCCATGTTTTCAGGATGTCCAGGACGTCCCCACAATAAATTTTATCCGTCGATATATCCATAAAAAGTGGGGCTGGTTTTTTGATCGAGGCCCAGCCCCGCGCCCCACCGCTTATATGTCCCGGCCGGGACGTTCGGCGGCATCAAATTCATTATCCATGCTCTTGATGGATGGCGCGCATGTCGCCCAGGGCCTTCACGGCCGCGGGGTCTCCCCGGGATGCGATCTCTGCCAGGGCGTCAATCGCGGCGTCGATGATCTTGTCCCGGGACCGGATGATGGCGATTGCCTTTTTTAATGCTTCGTCCGATTCCTGCGCGACGGCCATGAGCAGGTCGATGTTCTCGATCGGGGTCAGCGGTAATGTTTCCACGGCCTATTTCGCTGTGTTGTCGGATATGCGCTCGAGCAGTTGAACGACACGCGAGACGTCTTGATCGGTCCACCCGCCCTCGGATCCTCTCGAGGCTGACAACATTCCATTTCCGATGAGAGCAAGGATCGCTCCTAAAACAAACCACATGATATTTTTTCTCATTTTGATGCCTCCAGGTTTTGGCGTGTGTCTTTCATTTTGCCTTTAATCCCTTTGCTATATCCAGTGCCCGCCGGTAGTTCACGAGTAGTTCTTCGGCCTGATTGCGTTCAAAAAACGCGACGAATGTGAACGGAGGCGTTGTCGGGAGAATAAATTGAATCCCGACCTTCCCGGTTTGGTTCTCCCGCGGCTCCACAGCGATGATCGTGTGGGGCGGATTGATGGCCTGGCATTGTCCGCCGAACGTGAATTGCATTAGTAATTCGCCTCCTCGACTTCCATGTCCGGATCGTCCGGCACTTCTATCCGGTGCAAAATCTGCGCGTACTCGTTCGCGGTTATCTCCCATTCACAGCTTGCTACTGAACACTTTAAGGCCGCCCGGCCTTCGCCCCAGACCGCCCGGAGCGCGGATCCGCATCGTCCGCACTTATTCGGTATCACGCTCGAAGCGTCCACATGCTGGCCAGTTGGCCCGGTGATCGGTTGTGGGGCCGTTCGTGTTGTTTCTCAGCTTGCACTTAAAATAAATCCGCGCGTATTCTTTTGCGATCAGGAGCTTGCAGTGTTTGCATTTGGCTCCCTCGGGTCCCGGTCCGTAGAGTTCGGCCACGGGGTTGACCGACCGCTTGCGCGGGCCGTAGAGCGTTTCGTCAATGATCTCGCCGAATTTTATCACTCAGTTCCTTCTTTGTTTTGTAGTAGATCGCCACCGACGCGAAAACTGAGATCAGGAGTCCGAGGACGAATCCGGCTCCGAATCCGATCTCTATCCCGGTGATGAGGTTGGCGTCGATTGTCATTTCTGTTTCCCCTTCTCGTATACTCTTTTATATGGTAAACGCGGCCCGGTGTATTTCTCCCATTCACATCCCTTCCGCCTACAGAATTCAAGCGTCCCGCTGTAGTATTCCATGACCGGCCGCTTGTTTCCTTTTTGGTAGACGAGCTTGTTCTTCGATCCGTCCACCGATACGATGTCGTGTCCTTCCACCAGGCAGGTGGGCATAATCTTTGCCGCCAGCCTGGGGAGTTTCATATCGTATAAGGCGCGCCGGACCTCTCCCTCCGGACGCGCCTCAAATCATCGAGGTACTTTTTGATCATGATAAACGCGCCGACTCCGGCGCATGCCAGCAGTGAGGCTGAAAACAAGACGATCCCTTTTGTCATTTAAATAGTTCTCCGTTTTTTAGACTTCTAATTTCATCCCCAGTTAATGGCTTGTAAGTATCGGACAGCCACAGAAAGAACAAATGCCATCGACCGCCTCTTGGAAATCCTTACACGACTGACAGTATTCAATCACAGCGTCTCCGGCTCGCAGATATCACAATGCATCGGCTCGGTCTTTGTCTTTGGCTCCACATAAGCGGTGGGGTGTTTCTCGCATTTGATCCCGTCTTCGATCCAGGTATCCATCTGATCCACACAGCACGGGAAGTCAGTGTTGTCCGAGTTCTCCTCGACCTCGCCCCGTTCGAGATGGCCTTCGTGGCATTCCGAACAGTCGCAGTTTTCTTGGATGATGGTTTTGTTCCGGTGCCTCGGTTCCCGGGGTTCGTACCAGCTTGATGGGGGGCTGTCACTCATGGTTCCTCCGGGTTTTGTGAGGATCTTTAATCCATCTCATCCCAGAAATGCGCTTGCGTGTTTCCGTCGTTTTGTTCTTCCGTCCATTCACGCCGCGCGTTCCAGGGGATTTGGATCAACGGCATAAAAATAACTTGATGGCCGAGCGCGTGCGCCTCGGTCACTTCGATTCCGCAGTTCTGGCAAAATAGTGTTTGCTCATAAATGTTTCGCATTGTGATTCCTCCGTTACTCACGGCCGTTCCTCGCTGTTTCAAGGTATCGTTCGATGGCCATGATGGTCGCCGGGTGCGCTTTGGATTCGTCGTTCTTTACTAAACGATAGAGCGTTTTGGCCCGGACGCCGATGGCGTGGGCCAGGTCTTCCCAGACGATTTTGTTCTTCTCTTTGTGTTTGATTAGGTTCTTTACGATCTTTTCCTGTGCGCTCATGGTTCCTCCGGTTTCGATTAAGCATACCTTATTTCCGGTGTTTTGACATCCGTTATTTTCCATGACACCCCTCGCAGTTTTCCTCCGGCTCGCTGTGTCCGGATTCCAGGGTGGCGATCAGGCCACGGAGGTCATCGATCGTTGTGTTGATGTCCTCCTCGCGCCGGCCGCTCAACCGTCCTTCGTTGTTATCGCCGATGGCCATCTCGAGGTCCGCCAGCCATGTCCGGCGCGCCCGGTCAGCGACGTCTCGGTTGATTCCGCGCAGGTGCATTTTCATTTCCCGGACCCGCGCCGCGATGTCATCCGCCAAGTTTTCGAGTTCGTTTATTGCGTCCTGGACTGTTTCTTTATTCATGACCGCACCTCCGTTTCCCCGAGGCTGATTTCCAAGTCCTGGGCCAGCGAGAAGAGGAGCGCGTCCTGCATGGTCTTAAGCGCGTATTCCAGGGTGGCCTGTCGGTTGACCAGATCGTGTGTTTTGTTTTTGGCGAGGATCTCGTTTATGATCTCTTGTCTCGTTTTCATGACCGCACCTCCTTTTTTCCCAGTCCCTTTAAGGCCTTTTTAATGGCCGCGATCCGGACCAGGTTCTCCCGCTCGATGTCTTTGTATCCTTCGTGCCGGGCCTCGAGCGCGGCCTCGGTCAGCATCTCGATTTCATCTTTGAGCATTTCTGCTATCGGGTTCATGACCGCACCTCCTGGGCCTTGCGGCCCTTTGCGTAGTATCGATTCATGGCCTGGACCGCTTGCATCCAGGATCCGTATCCGTCCCGGTTATTGGCCGGTGAGTTAAACCCGGGATGCCCCATCGTAATGAACCACCGTCCGTCTTCGCGTCTTTTGACCGGCTCGGTGCAGAGGCCGGCGCGTTGCTTCTCCGGCTCGCATCCGCTTTGCAGGTGTGTTGGGATCCGGGTATTCATGTTATTTCACCTCCGCGAGTGTTTTGTATCCGGCGACCGCCCATTCTTCCTCGATGGTGATGGTCCAGGTTCCGTTCGGCATGGCTTTTCTAAGGAGCGTCAGGCGATAAAATGCATCCCGTTCCTGGGTGTCGATGTCTCCGTCTTTGTTTATGTCTTCGACGTATGTTTCCTGGCCTTCGTTTCGGAAGCTCATGTATCGGCCCTTTTTGTGTTCCGCCCGTCCGTTCAGGTCTGTTAGCTTTTTCATGGTGTGGCCTCCTTTGTTTCTCTTTCTTCCTACAGGAATAGGATAACCCCAGATCGGTCATTAGTCTAGTCTTTTTTCCGGTCTTTAATCCGATTTCACAGGTTTGTCTTATTGGGCCACAACCCGGCT